TCTCTTTCCCGTCTCCTTCTTACTTGATTAGCTGTTCTTCCTTCTCGCTTTAAAATTTCGTTTAATTTCCTGCGTTTACGCTTGCGGCTTTTCTTCTTATCCATCATAACAACCACAGATCAATTCTATTCCAGATTCATCAAACATTGACTGTTGTGCATCGTCAGCCTCTATCAATTCTTTCCAAGAATAATTCCTTCCGAGACCCTTTATAGAATCTAATTCAGCATTTTCTTCTATTTTAATTGCCCTTTGAACTAAATCTGGAAAAACTTTATTCATAGCCAAGATTTCATTCTTTCTCATAGAAGGACAAAAGAAACATGACGATTTTTTAGGTTGTGGTAATCCTGCATCTGCTATCGCTTTAACACATTCTTTTCTTCCCCATGCCCAATCAACCAATGGAAACTCATTTATATATCTCCAATCTATTGAATGCCTTACACGATACCACTCATCATTGTCAAAACCAACATATTTTGTAATAGGTTTCTTATCTTCCCATATTTCCTTAACCTCTGGAATCTCTCGTATGAACCGATGTTGTGGTTGCATTTTGTAATTATCTGAACAACTTTTAAATCCGTATGCAATCGAGGGTAAACTTTTTAGATGATGGCATTGTTTTTCAAGACCATTGCCAACAACAACACCTTTCTTCGTGGTATATTCACCTCGTTCAACTATTGTAATTTCAGGCAGTCCATTATCCACAAGCCATTTAGAGAATATATCAATAAAAACATAAGTGTCGGGTCGTTCGGCTTTTGTGTCTGCAAATAGAATGACATCAGGTTTAATGCCTTTATCAACAAAACCAATCAACATAGCGGTTGAATTAGTCCCCCCACCATAAGCAACTGCACTATATTTCATTTTTCTCCCTTTTTCGTTTTACCTGATTAGCTGTTCTCCCTTGTTTCTTTAAGAGTTCATTCAATTTGCGTTTCTTACGCTTACGGTCTTTAGCTTTACTGTTAGGCATTAAAGTTTTGCCCCACGCCTGTTTTTTATCACTCGTCGTCCAACCCGAGATTTCACTTTGATGGGGCATTTTTTTAAATTTTGTATCAAATTATCAGGCTTTGCTTGACCACAGTATAGGGTGTTTTTATCCATAGCACACATTGCACAAATCTTATCTTTTAATGGACAATACTCGAACACGCATATCCTCTGGTGGATTACCTTTTTGCAAAAACACCCAGTCCTCACCAAGCACATATCGGTAAGTGGCTATTTTAGCTTTAGTCATTCCCCCGTAATTTTCAGAGGTTTTATAACGTAGCCTTGTCCATCTTCCTGAATGGTCTGCAAGTTCGGTTCTTTCTTTAAGAGTCATTTGCCATTTCATCCAAACATGATTCACAAATTGTAATCTTTTCCGATTGGCAATGTGAACACACTTTTTTAATAACCTGTGCATCCCTTTCTATTAATCTGTCTAACTCTTTATCCATGACCCCAAGTAGATTACTTACAACGGAAGATGCTTTTGATAATTCCGCTATAATCTCAAACCTTGACACGTCATCCATTTCGAGTTCAGTGTGATTCCAGATTGAGGTTAATTGATGCCTCATATTCTTTAGTGTATTTAACTCTTTTGATTCCCACGGTAACATATTTAACTCCTTATCGTTGGTGAATAATAAGCATAATAATAATAAAAGTCAATACTTTTTTTCATTTATTTTAATTATTAAATCTTTAACATCTGCATCAAAGTATTTAATTACAGAATTTTTTCTTGCCCTAACTGATTCATACCATTCTTCGCCTCGTTTTTCAATCGCCCATTCTACAAATTCCGCAGGTGTTTTATGGGCGGAGAACTTGGATGAAAACACATGACACCCAACACAGAGACAGAATCCATTATCAATATCCCATCTTACTGACCTGATCGCCCGTGAATAAAAATGATGAGCGTTTAATCGGGTGGGTTTATGGCATTTTTCGCACATCCCATATTCACGGACTTTATCGCTCCACGCCTTGTCGAGCTTTTTAATCAGGTTTTTTTTCAAAACGGGAGGCTATCCGTTTCTTTACCATCCAAGACATCTAACAATCCTTCCATCCTTTGTTTAACAATCGCAAGATCAAGCGTTTCTGGTGTTCCCATCGATTGTACTGCCAGTTTAAGACATACCTGTCGATGGATGTCTTTCGTTCTTTCTTGGGTGGTTGCGGAAGGGGTGGATTTATATGAATCGTTAATATTGCTTGGCGTTCCAGTATTCCTTGCAGGAGTACCTTCTTCGGGGATGACATTCCATCCAAACTTATTGGGTTCATATTCCTCTTTGCGGATATTGACAGAGTCGCCTATAGTGAAGTTTTTCAACTTCTCATGCAAGGCATCTGTCGCAAACAGTCCAGTTTCTGTACCGTCCATATCGAAGGCATACAAATGGTATACACCATAGCTATTCGTACCTTCAATAGGGGTATCATATAGAAACTTGACCACATTGTCCGTATTGGCTTTTATCTTTAATGTAGCACGTTCCATGCGTATTCTCCTATGTAGATTAAGATTCTAATTCCGAAATACATTACTCCCATTAAAAAAAGGAAAGCAATCAATGTCTCGAAATGTTTGTTCGTTGCTTCAAAGTATTTAATTAAAATTGATTTCAAAATATTTCCTCCAATACCTTTTCATGGATATAATCAGAATCTTCATTCAATTCATCTAATTCTGCATCAGTTAAATCCCGATCTGGATACCTTGCATAGCAAATATAGGCATCCACGAAGTCAGGATAATCCAGTAAGTTTATATCGTCCACTTCAACATCGCATAATTTGTCATAATCAATCATAGTTTTCTCTTAATTGTATCCTTCAATATCTTTATAATTGCCTTGAGCTTTTTAACTTCGGCATCCATCTTGAAAATAGCCTCATCCTTTGAACCATATTTGGCAATATTTTCATCGATTCGTGCCTGTTTATACTCTTGGTAACTATACATGATCTATCAGATTCACAATGTGAGTTTTTGCAGATGTTTCCATCGAACAACATTCGAGGTGAGCATCTCGATCTTTATATTTATCAAGATAATACTCGATTGATTCAACCATATCTTTGAAAGAAAGTCGGCTATGGGTTATTTCACCTTCGCTCTCTTCATCATATCCATCCCAAGCTACCGTGAAATAGAAATACACCCTCTCTAAATCGCCAAGATACAGCCTATACGCCTTTCCCCACCGTTCTTGGTAGACCTTTTGGGTTTTGATCTCATCCCCATTAGTGTAAAAAGCATAAGGGAAGGCTTTATCGCCATGCCTATCTTTATAATCACATTCAATAAAAACGTGTTGATCGGTAACCCTATCGGTTCTCACCATAAAGTAACTATCCCCACCATTCCATACAGGTTCGTGCATCATTATTCTATTCATCTTTTTTACTCACTTTTACTGAATGTCTTTCAAGGAATCTGCACATCTGATCTGTAATCCAATCAATTTCTTCTTTTGTCATTTCTTCAGGAAATTCCAAGATAAGTGTCCCAAGTGTTATTTTATCCATGTCTGAATATACCACTTATAATAGTTAAAGTCAAGCATTATCTTGGTAATGGTCGCATTAATTGTTTCCTATCTTCAGGAGACAGTTCACTTTTCAACCTTCTTGATAATGCACCGCAATCGCCACAACGGTACGACTCGTATCGATTAACCGTAGTCGTGTAATACCCACCATTGGGGTAAAGGTCGCTACATCCACACGACGGACACGTTTCAATGCCTTCATACAGCCCCATATTCGGATGAGATTTTATCCACGGTCTTAATTCCATATAGACTTCTTCAAGTAGTCTAACATCTTCTTCATTATATTCGAGCATTTTTTTCAAGGCTCTTTTATCGCCCTTAATACAATCAGTCCATAATTGAAAATTGGTTTCAATCTTCCCCTTGTTCGTCATAATTTGCCCTAAATAATCCAATCTATTGGACGAGAAAGCAAAATTCCGCTTGACAACCTTTAAAGTGTCGATTGACTGGTATGGAGAAGGGGGTAAATAACCATTCATGTGAAATCTGGTATTGAGTTTCTTCAGGTCAAACTTATCACCATTGTGAGCAATGACCACATCTGCCTTATCGATTAAGTCCCATATTCCACCTAATACCCTTTTATCGTCATGTCCTATTGCTTCTTCTGGTGTTTGTATATCAGACATTACTTTAGAATCACAAAGCCATTTGGCAGACCAAGATAAAACATTCCAATCTCGAATAACATTGCCGTAGTTTATATACTTATTCCCAAACAATCCCCATACATATACTTCCATCGGGGTAGTTTCAATATCAAACAAGAGTATTTTAGCACCTTCTGGAGCAACATAATATGACTCCCATTTACCGCAATCACTACATCTCGTTCTTTGTTTCCCCTCACGTATTCCACGCTTATGAATATTATTATGTTCACACTTCATATTAACTCCGCTTTTAACCATTTATTAAGAGACTTCTTCCATTGTTGAAAACTGACTTCACCCTTTTCATATCTCAACCAAATTTCATCAAATTCATCGGCAAGTCTATCTGCCATTTTTCTGATATGATAATCCTGATTCTTCCCAGCATTAGGGGGGAGAGAATTAATTTTATCAGAATAATACTTCCTTGCTTTGTGGGAAATATTCACCATATTTTCCATTCCTTATGTTATAACTTAATTTACCCATGCCAGTATATCCGTTTTTATATTGAAAGCGAATTTTCTGCACATGAATCCCTACATAATCTTCATCGTCGTTTCTATGTCGATAAACCGTTATACAGTTATCGCATTTATTGTACCAGTTCGCACTTCCGCTAATATCATACGGCGATGGTACGATAGGTTTTCTGTTATTGTCGCTTTCCATTTTTCTTGGGTGAGCGACAACCCATATATGAATCTCGTGAATCTTGGCAAAAGTGTTTAACCCAGCCAACACACGAGAAACATAGTTTGTTTCATTTTCTCCATCTCGAAACTTATGCTCGACAGTATTCCACGGATCAATTATAAGTCCATTCAATCCATATCGATAATTGAGTAACCTTGCCTGTTCCAATATAGACTCAACGGTAACAGAATCCTCCTGTGTCCCAATGAACTTGATATGGTCATTCAAAATGCTCATAGCATTTCGGGCTGTTTCCTCGGTAATCCTCTCATCTCCCCAAAATGGTTGTCCTGTAAATTTGCCGACCAACTTTAATAGGTGATGTTTGACGGGAAAATTTTCAGCAGAAAAGATACCAAACTTCCATGAATAATCCTGAATCATATTAATCATTAAAGCATCCATCCATTCTGACTTACCCATGTTGGGAACTCCTGTAATCACCGTAACCTCGGAAGGAGAGATTCTATAGTATTCATCCAATGCCCCCCATCCCGTGGAAAGACCTTTTTGGTCAGGCTTATTTAATAAATCAATCGCATCCTCGAGTACATCGTCAACAGTTACCACTCCATCTATCGGATATGGATGTGCATCTGTGATTAATTCGGTGATTTTATCTTCATCATATTTCATCAATACTTCATTCATATCCTTACAATCTGTGGGATATATAACCCGATAACACTTCTCCCTTCCAATCCTACGAGAGAGTTCATCTCTCATTGCATGACCAGCAGGGTCATCGTCCATAGCGAGAATTACCGTCGTGGCATTCATCAGGTGTTCTTCAGCAGATAGTAAATAAGAGAATTTCTTATCAGAAGGATTTGAATTGGGGGCTATCGCACCATCAGGTACACTCACAACGTTATTATAACCAGCCTCAACGAGAGATAGGGCATCTAATTCGCCCTCGGTAATTATAATTGCCTCCATCCCAACCATGTGGTCAAATCGATAAAAGCATTTTTCAGCATTCTTGCTTTGGCGGAATTTCTTGTCAGCAGTTCTTGACTTGACATTGACCACCTCACCGCCCTTTATAAATGGGAACTGAATCCAATGATCCTTATACCCGATCTCCGCATCTCCAACCACTGCCTCACTTATACCTCGCTCTTTAAACCATTTCAAGACATTCTCGGGCAAGTCAGTTAGGGGTGCATCAGGTTTTGTGGGTGGAGGTTCTGCCGATCCATTTAGCGATCCCTTCCATCCGCAATGATGACAGTTCCAAACACCTTCATCGATATTCACCGACAAGCAGGGATCAGATTGTTTATTTCTACCATGGGAACATTCAGGACATTTTGTCTTTTCTTGTCCACTTGTATTCTTTAGGTAGATTCCATGGTATTCAAATGTCATATAGAAATACTCCTTTTTGGCTCTATTTGGTATCTTAACGACGTTTTTATTGATTTATGGTACATAGGTATCAATTATTGAATTTCAGGTGTAAATTGGCGAATTTAGACATCCCATTTGCTGATTTAGACCGTAGGGTTTTTAGGCTTAATAGGTTTTTCGACCAAAAGTCGTCATCTATTGCCCATCGAATCACATCCCTGACACCTTTCTCGTCCCATGAATCTTTCGTGATCAGGTCGTACAGAGTGTTGACCGAGCCTATCGTCAAATCATTATCTTGATGCCATTCGGCTTTCACGTATTCTGGAAACTGTTTATGTTTAGCCGAATAGAAATCCGTTACTATCTTTTTTAAGTATTGTAACTGCCCTTGTGTAATGTTTTGATTATAATTAATACGGTCTCTCTTATCAGAGTATATATATTTAACTTTATAACTATTGTTATAAAGAGAGTCGTCTGTATTTGATATGGTTTTTACATCCCCACCCTCTGAAGAAGTGGCAGAAAAAGGGGTTACCCCACCTTGAAAATCAGACATGGCTTTTTCCAATTCAGGATTACCCCCACCTTGAAAATCGGACATGGATGTCAGAACAATATATCTTTTTCGGAACTTTTGGCTTTCCTGATCCTTTTCGATGACGATGGAAATATAACCACGCTCTCGTAATTTGGTCATTGATGCGGATACCGTTGACTTGGTACAGCCAGTCGTATTGGCGAAGTGTATATTATTTTTAGTGCAAATACCATCCTTGTCGAGCGTTGCAGTAATCTCACAATAGATCAGTTTATCTCTTGGAGATAACTCTTGATCGTATCTGATTGTGGCAGGGATATAACCGATGAACATATTTTACTCCTTACTTTAAACGGCAGGACAAGAAAAGGAGGAAACTTGCCCTGTGATCCGTTTATAAAATTTCATTATTTCAATATGGGTTTAACAAATTGATTGAAATACTCACATTCTTTCCCTTCTTTAATTAGGCATGGCTTATTATATAACTCCTCATCGATCCATTGACCAAGATGAGAGTTAATCATTGCACCTGAACATATATAACCTGTGTTATAATTAGCACAATGTTTTTGAACGTGTCGCACATCTGACTGTTTCATATTACTCCTTTATCTGTTTACACAAGTTAAGCAATAAAAGTCTAATATGCAAGACGCAATTTGGCACATTTATCTGCCATAATGTCAGGCTTGACCTTCTGTTGCTATATCGCATTCGTGATATAACACAGCGTTATCATACATTTCCAAAAGCGTATCCTTCATAACGTCGTGATCGTCCACGATGTCGGTTAATAACTTTACCAATGACATAGTTATCCCAAAGGCAACCTCACCAACGGTGTAATCATCCCATTGTTTTTGCTTATATAGCAATATATCTAAATCCATTGCTATACGAGTAGTATTTTTTTCATTCATGAACACAATACCTCCCATTGCTAATATTCTCTATTCTCATTTCACCAAAACCTCATCAATCATAATTATTTGATCGATGACCTGATCCTGATTCATTTTGTACTCCTTTTTGTTATTGTGTTTAAAATATCGTTATAAATATAACCACAAGCATCATTAAAATTACGTATCTTTTTAACGTGCCACGATTGTCCGCCAAATTCATAGGCATCAATATACCAGTGATTTTCCCCATTGCCGTAGGTAATATGCAAATCAATCTCGTATTTATAACAGAGCTTATGTAATTTGTTCATATTCACGCTTTTTCATAAATTGCTTCACCATTTGAAAATACTCCGACACAATTTAATGGTGTAGAATATAACTCAAATACTTTTTCGGTTTCTGTTACTAATTGAATTTCCGACCCTTCCAACGTATCAATAATTTCAGAATCAATTTTTCCTACTTCAAAATCTTTAAAATCCTCGAAATCATCATAATAATCGTAATATCCTCGAAATTGTGTTTCCCAGTCGAGATTTACTCCTGAATAATAACCTGATCGTATTATAACATATAAACGTACAGAAAATCCATTGAAGAATTTCTCGATATAACCAACACTTTGAGATGGGTAGCTTCGATTTTCGTTGGTTTCATTGAAATTATCTTCCGTTAAATCGAGTTCATGGCGGAGATTATCCTTCAAGTCGTCGTAACTCCACTCGTCTGCAAGCTCGACCGCAAAGACTTTAGAAGCGTTTTTGTTAGCAAAGTTAGATGTACTCATTATAAACTCCTTTTTAGTTCATAAAGTTCTTGGTGTTCTTTTTCAAATTTAGAGATAACAATTTGCTTTTTATCCTTTGTTAGTCTCTCGATGTTATTCTCTCTTTTATAACTATCTACGGCATCCCATATAAGTCCAGAAATACAAATCTCGACCGCCTGTTTCATAACAGACTGGAATTGATATGATTCCCAAGTTCTGTTATAGTAGGTAATTTTGCCTTCGGTTAATTTATAACCGTTCAGGTGTAAAACAGACCTATGACCCCAATTATAACCACGTTCCCAAACTTCGTTGAAAAATGTATAATTGTTGTTGTTTATTTTTATTTGTTTCATGTTCTTCTCCTTTTATTTTAGTGGTGCATGGGATATACTGATTATCGATGCCACGATTAGCAAAGTCGCAACATTCTATACTTTGGCATATATCCCATGTCTCAAGTTTATAACACTTGAAATATAAAAGTCAAGTATTATTTTATTTCTCCTTTATTATATCAAATTCAGTACATATAGTATCTGTACAACCTTCATTTTTTATGTATCGTATTTCTTCACAGGTAGGACATTTAATTTTTACTAAACCTTCTTCTATTAAATAATTTGCATTTCTACCAAAAAATCCCTGTAATTTCCAAGCTAATCCTGTATTTACTAAATATTGATAAGCATTTATAACTTCTTCTTCTGTTCCTTCTATAAAACCTTCTGCTAAACCTACTGCTTCATATTGTGTCATTTTTTCTCCTTTCTTTAGTATTGCTGAATTATAAAACTGTTATTATCTATTTTAATTAGGGTGGTATCATCCTGAATATCATCTATTTCGCCGTATTCAGTACCATAATCTTCGTTATATTCCTTTAGGCTATCATATTCCATATATTCACAACAAAGAGCGATTACGTCCAATTCTAACTCTTCGCCAGTATCATCTTCATATTCCTCAAGATACTCGAACAAAGCCTTTAAACCTTTATAGGAGAAGTTATCTCTATCAAAGTTCTTGAAAGCCCTTTGGAAGTCATAGATATTTACTGATTGTTTCATTTTATAACTCCTTCTTTTTTGCTTTCTTGGCTTTTTTCATTTCCTTGTATTCATCTTCGGTAATTGGGTGA